TGCGCTCCCCGGCAGAATTTCAATCGCGTTCGTATTCGGGAATATGGAATAGATGTTTGTAGCCGTTCCGACTACATTTGTTAGCCCACTGCCATTGCCGACAAATGCCCCCGCAAACTGATTGGCCGGATTGGTAAGCATCAAAGAACGTGAATCGTTTGTTGCCAGTGCCGTGCCAGTCATCGAGGCATTTGTCGCCATGCCCGAAAATTGCGCGCTGGTGGCGTTGGTCAGCGTGCCAACAATGTTGCTGGCGTTCACGGTCAAACCCAAACCATTGCCCGTGAACGTGCCGCCCAAGGCCACGCCGGTTTCATTGTTTGTCACGATGTTGTTGGTCGGAATCGCAGTCAAGTTGCCAGCCGTGTTTGCAGTGGCCGAATTGCCGGTGGTGTTGTTGGTCAGCGTGCCAACGACATCCACCACATTTGAGCCGCCCGCCAGCCGCCACGCCGTGTTGTTGCCTTGATAAAAAACCGCGTTGGTGTTTCCGCCACCACCACCGTTGGTAATCGCGCCGACAATATCCACCACGTTTGACCCTCCCACCAGCCGCCATGCCGTGTAGTTTCCTGGGTAAAAGTTGACGTTGGACGCTCCGCCGCCGCCAGACGGCCAATTCGTTTCCATCACGCCGCCCAGTGTAATTTGAGTCGTTGTAATCGCCGAGCCTTGCTGCATGGAATTTGTCAGCAGTTTGTTTTGTCCAGCGGACAGTGCGTTGGTGTTTCCGACGGTGATGCTGACCGTCTGCGGAAATCCGGTTGACACCAAAAACTGGTTGGTGTCCAGCATTTGAGTTGTGACGTATCCGGCTAATGCTGGAAGCGCGATGAAAGCCAAAGCCGCAGTGAATAATTTTCTCATACCCATTTTCCAGTTTTGTAATTCCAAGTGTAACCCTGACCCAACCCGTTGATTTCGTATATTTCAGCCGTAAGATTGGTAAATGGTGGAAATATGCCCTGCGCCTCTGGCGTGCCAAGCGTGACATCATAGTCCATCAGGGGGTTTTGAACCGTTGCGACCCTCGGTTCGCCGCAGAGGTTTTCGGTGACAGGTCTTAAACAGAAAAAAGCCATGTCAATCAACTAGCACTTGTCAGGCGTCTTTGCAAGTGATATTTTGACCGCGTGGCTAACCAATACGCTGCGGAAGAAATCGCGCTGGCAAATGAATTTGACGCCATCCGCCGAAACTACGGCAAGCCGGGCGTGGTTGAGCATTATCTCAAGGCGCATAAATTGCTTTGGCCGGAGGATGGTCAGCACCGCTGGCTTGTTCTGGGGTTGACGCGGATTTGCGAGAACAAGATAACTTGCTTCCTTGGGGCGGCTTCAACAAATAAGACCTATATTTTCACCGTTCATGCTCTCATCAATTTTTGGGTATTTCCCCACACTTCGCTTGGAATCCTTTCGACAACGGACATAATTTCCCTGGAACGAAAAGTCTGGGGCAGGATGAAAAAGATGTTCAATCGCGGTCGTGAAAGATTTCCGTGGCTGGAGGGCTTCGTGCTGGATTCAAAAAGACAAATTACGCCTGATGACATTGATGGCGAAAACGAAACCGCCCGCACCCTGGATCACGGCATCGGCACAGTTGCTTGTGTGTCTGGCGGAAGATTCGTAGGCATGGGAAAGTTTCAAGGCTCAAAGCCGCCAAACTCTCCGGGTAAAAATGACGGCATAATGGTTCATTACGGAGACGAGGCAGCGGTGATGGAGTCCTCGTTTTTGGATGCCTATGCAAATTGGATGGTCAATGACGGTTTCAAGGGGGTCATGGGCGGAAACCCGACAGACATTTCAGACCCGCTTTGCACCGCTGCCGAACCGAAGGGCGGTTGGGATTCATTCATTGACAGCGGAAAGACGCAGGAATGGACTTCGCGCTGGTATGATGCCCATGTCATTTGCTTTGACGGGCGGGACACCCCAAACAATGACGAACCAAAAAATCGTTATCCTTATTTGATAACGCAGAAGTTTATTGACCTGATGGCGTCAACACACGGGGTTGATTCGTGGCAGTATTTCCAGCAGGCGATTGGCAAGCCGTCAAAGAACATGGTGTCCAATCGCGTCATTACCATCGGATTATGCGAGAAGCACAAGGCTTTTGATTATGTTGCGTGGAGGGGGACGCCGCGAACGAAAATTTATGCGCTTGATCCTGCTTACGGCGGCGGCGACCGATGCGTTGGCGGCGAGTGTGAATACGGCGAGGACAAGGATGGAAACCAGATTTTCGCCGTTGGCAGTCCTGAAATAGTTCCAATCCGGTTGAATGATTCGCTGGACGCCGAATCGCAGATTGCCACCTTCATTTTCAACCAGCACAAGCGACTGAACATTCCGCCGGAGAATATCTTTTACGACTCGTTTGGACGCGGCACTTTGGGAAATTCATTCGCCAAGTTTTTTGGATTTAACTGCCCCGTCCCGGTGGACTCCGGCGCGCAAACCACGGAACGCCCCGTTCGTTTTGATTTGTTCGTGGACGAAAAAAATGGGATGAAACGACTGAAAACTTGCAAGGAACATTATTCAAAATTCGTCACGGAAATGTGGTTTTCTGTAAGAGAGACGGTTGAATCAAACCAACTCCGAAACCTGCCAATGAACGTCGCCCAAGAAGGTCAGTTGCGATTATTCAAGCCTGTCAAGGGCAACAAGATTGAAGTCGAGTCGAAGGATGACATGAAGGAGCGCGTGAAGAAAAGTCCAGACCTTTTCGACTGGCTCGCCATCGCCGTCGAGGGCGCGCGCCGCCTTGGATTCAAAATTGAGCGCATTGGCAGGGAAGTCGCCGCGTCAAAGAAGGAAGATGAATGGTTTGACAAGGAGGCTAAGGAGTGGCATGATGCAATCCATGCAGGTCTTTTAACTCATTAAAAAAATGTGGCTGCTCAAATCTTACGAAAATCCGCTGCCGAACAATTATGTGTTCACACAAACCACCGGCATCGTCCACCAGTTCTCGGCGTCACCCATCATTGATGAAGTGGTCAAGGCTGTCTCTAATTTTCGCATCGCCAACAATCTTCCGCGTGCCAGTCTTGCTGAAACATTGGAGGACGTTGACCGGTTTAACTGCGCCGTCAGAAACAACGACGAACGCTGGTGCTGGAACTGCCCCGGAACTTTTGAGAGCGTCCGCAAAAACCACAGATTCATCACGGCGTCATGCCTCACTTGCGGGACGCCGATAACACAAGACTGATTTTATGAGCGATTGGACAGAACCAAGCAAGGTGTTGGACACAATTCGGGCGGGCGATGAAGGCGAGGAGGGTCGTGGCAGCAACCGCGTCCTGATAAACCGCGCCGCCAACAACGAGCCACTGATTGACGAGGCCGAGGCTGAGCGTTTGGGCATGAAGATTTACAACCGATGGGGTGAATTTATGAACGCCCTGTCCCATGCCCGACGCCAATACGTCACAAACTTCACTTCACAGGACACTTACTTCACCGTCTCTGTTCCCAAAGCCCCGGAAGAAGTCCGCGCTGACTGGGGGGATTTAATCACGGAAGTCATCAACGACATAATGAAGGAGGGCGACCATGAGCTTGATTATTTTGAGGTTCAACGCTCGAAGTGGTCTGGCGTAGTTTCGCACGGCATCGGCCCGATGATGTGGGAGGACAAATACGCATGGCTTCCGCGTTACGTCGCCATTGAAGATTTGCGGGTCGCAACCGACACGGAGTTGAGCTTCCGAAACCTGACCTGGTTTGCCGTCCGCATCGCCTACACGCCGGGAGAACTGTCGCGCAAGGCGTTTTCAAAAGCCAACAGCAAGTTCAAGTGGGATACAAAGGCTGTTGCCGCGATTTTGCAAAACGTCAAGGAGTGCAACACCACGATGGCTGAAAATAATTATGACTGGAACAGCGTGCCTGAAAAGTTCGAGGAAATCCGAAAGCAAAACCCGGGTTACTGGTCTGGTGACGCCATGCCGACAATCAATCTCTGGCATTTCTATCACGAGGACGACGACGGAAAGTGGTGTTTGAAGGTCGTGCCGGAAAACACCACGTCCGGGGCAACCCCTGAAACCGATGACGCTTTCATCTGCCAAAGCGAAGGCCCGATGGCTGACACATGGCGCAACATCATTCACGTCCAGTTTGGAGATTTGAACAACAAGGCTCCGTTCCTTTATCATTCAGTCCGCTCGCTTGGATTTGCCTTGTTCGAGCCGTGTTACTGGACGGATTACACCCGCTGCCGCCTGTTGCAGCACACGCTTGACCAGTTCAACATTCTGCTGCGTATTTCAGACCCAGTTGACCGTGCGCGAGCGCAAGTCCAGGTGTTTCAGAATCTTGGAATCGTCAAACCCGGAGTGTCCATCATTCCCGCCGCCGAACGTCATCAGGTTGATGCTCAACTCATTGAAAGCGTCATGGCGCAGACGAAACAGCTTCAAGCCGAGGCATCAACGGCCTACACGCAGGGCATTGACAACGGCACGGCGCGGGAACAAACAGCGTTTGAGACTGGCGTCAAGG